GAGGACTTCTCCAAGATCTATACGTTGGTTTTGGGTGATGTCGAGGTAGCGCGCACGGTGACGGTTGAGGCCGAGGCGGGTGCCACTGTTCCAGCAACGCACGCAACGCTTCAGAAGGTTGCGGACTACTACAACGCCATACGGTTTTCAGTGTCGACCGGTTTTGTCTTCACCATTTTGACTGGCGAAACGGAATATGACGTCACCAAGATGGATATCGGTGGGCCGACCGATTGTTTCGATCCGGCGGAGCCTGGGTTCACGGCTGACCTGTGGGCGGTGATCGATTGGATCAACGCCAACAGTCAATTGATCACGGCAGAGCTTGCAACAGGGGCCACCAATGCGGAGCTCAACAACATAGCCGCGCCACGATTTTTGAACGGTGGTATCGATGGTGTGGCTTCGCAGGCGGACTATCAAACAGCGTTGGATCTGCTGCAGCAAATTCGGGTCAACACGATTGTCCCGCTAACGCATGATCCATCGGTTCATTCCGATGTTGAGGCGCATTGCGCGTACATGGGTGGCGCGGGCCGCAATGAGCGTGATGCAATCGTTGGTCTTATGAATTCTGGAGGCACCGCGCTGGCTACCAAGACTGAGATCAAAACGCAGATCCAAGCTATCAACAGTCGGCATATTCGGGC